TAGACCATGCTAAATTAGTAGCAGATACCTATAAGGCAATTGATGAAAAGAATAAAGCAGAAGCAACTGAAAGAAGAAGAAAATATTTAGAAAAACAAGCTGAATTACAAAAAGAAGCTGATGAAAAAGAAAAGAAGGATTTAGAAAAGCAATTAGCAATAATAGAAGCAACAAGAAAAAGATTTGCAAAAGGTGAATTTGATATTATTGGTTCTGATGGTTTAACTGCTAAACAAAGAGAAAAAGCTTTAAAAGAAGAAGCAGATAGGAAAGAATATTTCCAAAAGAAAATGGATGACCTAACTAAAAAGATGCAACCACAAATGCAGGCTTGGATGTTAGCTAATACTAGAAGTGCATTAGAAAAAGAATTTGGGTTAAAACAAGCTGCAGCTAAAAAAGAAAATGCAATTGATACTTGGTTGAGTTCTGAAAAGAAAAAGAAATTAGACCAAAATTTACAAGCAGCTAAAGCTGGTTTAAATATAGCAGGTAATTTAGTTGACCAAGGTAGTGCAGCAGGAAAAGCAATTGCCGTAGCACAAACAGGTATAGATACTTATCAATCAGCAACGGCAGCCTATAAAGCGGTTGTTGGTATTCCGGTTGTTGGACCTTTCTTAGCACCGGTAGCAGCAGCGGCTGCAATTGCAGCTGGTTTAATGAGTGTTAATAAAATAATTAATACAAAAATTCCAACAATGGGAGATGGTAGTGGAGCTAGTGCTGGTGGTGCAGAATCAGTATCAATAACACCTCCAACCGCACCTTCACTTCCTTCAATGCAATTTAATGATAGTTCAATGAATGTAGGTGGTAATAATCCAACTTCACAAATTGCAAACACCTTAGCACAAACAACAAAGAAACCAATTAAAGCATATGTAGTTTCAACAGATATGAGTTCAGCGCAAGCATTAGATAGAAGAACCAACGTTGCAGCTACATTTTAATAATTTTTAATTTTAATATTGTTATTAATACATTATGGATAATTTATTTGAACTTACAGTAGAACCAGGCGATGAAGGAGTATTCGCAGTATCATTCGTAGCAGAACCTGCTATTGAAAGAGATTTCGTTTATATGAACAAAGCAGAAGTTAAATTTACTGCTATTGATGAAGATAGACATTTAGTGGCTGGTCCATTATTAATACCTGATAAGCGTATTTTAAGAATGGATACATTCAATCAGCCTTATCACGTATACTTTAAAGCAGATACAATTGAGCATATAGCACAACAATATCTAACTAAAAAATACAATGATAAAGTAACGTATGAACATAGTTCTCCAGTTAAAGATGTTAGTTTAGTTGAAAGTTGGGTTGTAGCAAATCCTACAAAAGATAAATCAAATCATTATGGTTTTACAATGCCAAAAGGAACATGGTTTGGAATTATGAAAGTAAACAATCCACAACTTTGGGCAGATGTTAAAGCAGGTAAAGTAAAAGGATTTAGTATTGAAGGTGAATTTGAACATACAGAAGTTAAAAACTCATTACAAATAGATTTAAGTAAAGCAATCGTAGATTTAAGTGATATGGAAGCGAAAGCAGTATTAGATAAAATTAAACATATCTTAAAAAACGATGGTAGATATAGAAAAGGTCAGAGAATAGATAAAGTAAATATGGAAGGTGAAGGTGGACAACCATCAATCGTTTCATCTTATCCTGGACAATTCGGACCTGGTAAAAAGAAAAAGGGAACAAACATTCATCCAGCATTAATTAAAAGAAAAACGATATAACAATGGCGACATTTACAGAATTTTTATCAGTATTAAACTCAGCAAAACAACAAAGTATTTTCTGGCACAATCAAACCGAATCGTATGCAGAACATCGTACACTTAATGGATTCTATGATAAAATATTGGATTTATTGGATGGTTTAGTAGAAAGTACAGCAGGTATATATGGTAGACCTAAAGGATATGAGGCACATGATTTCGTAGATTGGACATCAACTGATGATACAATAAAATACTTTCAGAACTTATACAAATATGTTGAAACTGAAAGAACATCTTTATATTCAGAAACTTGGTTTCAGAATCAAATAGATGAAATCTCAGCACAAATAGCACAAACAATTTACTTACTTACACTAAAGAAATAATATGTTAGGTAATCAACAAATATTAACTAAGTTAAAAGGATTAAGATTAGCAACGTGTCCTACGGCAACAAAGGATATACCAACTAATTTAAAGAATAGACAAAGATGTATTGACGAGGCGAATTATGGTCCTCTTAATCCAAACGAACCTAACGAAGATTATTGGATAGCTAAAGCAAAAGTATTCGGTGGTGAAGATATAGAAAGTGCAAAGAAAGCCCTTTGTGGTAATTGTTCATTCTTTGTTCAAACTAAAGCAATGTTAGAATGTATTGCAGAAGGTATAGGTGGTGAAATAAAAGATGAGTGGGATACAATTGATGCAGGTAATTTAGGATATTGTGAAGCATTTGATTTTAAATGTGCAGCAAATAGAACGTGTGATGCATGGGTGGTTGGAGGTCCTATCGTTGACTAGTAATTTAATACATAATAAATTAGCTCAATACTTTGCAAAAGAAGAAAAACTAACTGTTAGTGAATTTTTAGATTTATTAAAACAAAGTAGTAGAACTGACAAAATGAGTATTAGATGGTTTACTGAGGGTAGTGCAGATGGTAGTGGAAAACCTCCTCATATGTCTCAGCATTTAATGTGGTGGGAAGATGGACCAAAGGGAAATGGTATTGCGGGTGGTAGTGATACAAAACAATCACAAGACCAATTTAATTTACAAGTTACTCCAGGTCAAAATAATTGGAGAACACTAAGTTACAATTTAATAGATAGAGTAGCATTCAAAGGAAAAATATATAAAGTAATATAATATGCCAATACCAACCCCAACAGCAGCAGAAACAGAAGAAGTATTTGTAAGTAGATGTATCGGTGAAATCATTGATGAATACGGACAAGAACAAAGTGCAGCAATCTGTTATAACACTTATAGAAAATCAGAAGGTATGAGTAGTGATAGATTAGTGATGAGTAAAATCAATCAATTTAATAAATACAAAGGTATCAATCTAGCACCTGAAGGTGAAGAAGGACCTTGTTGGGATGGATATGAACAATACGGAACAAAAGAATTGGATGGTAGAACTGTCCCAAACTGCATTCCAATAAAAGAATAATATGGAAAATATATACACATTCTTAATTACAATAGTTTCTACATTAGGTGGTGCAAGTGCGTGGAGATACTTTGAAAAAAGAGCAACACATAAAGAGGATGATGAAAGATATATTAGAAATGATTGTCAAAGTAGAATAAGTAAATTAGAAGCTCTATTAGAAAGAAATAGTAAAGAGAAAGATGAGTTAAGGGCATTAGTATTACACCTTTCAACAGAAGTAGCAAAACTACAAACCCAAATTGCATTCTTAGAAACACAAACTAAAAAAAGTAATTTATAATGGCTAAACAAACAACTACTACAAAAGAAATTAAATCTAAAAAGAAAGGAAATCCTAAAGGTATAAAAGGAAAAGGTCCCAAAACAAAGAATACAAAAGTGACAAGAGGACAAGGTAAGTAATGACCAGGATTAGGTTGTTACTATGTATAACCTAAATTTAACCCCTCAAATATAAAAGTAAGGTGTAACTACCAAAAAGAGTAAAGACCCGTTAATTAAAGCCTAATGGGTTTTTTCATGCGCAAAAAAACCCCCAATAAAAATATTAGGGGGTATCTACTAAGTGATGGCAAAAAAACTTTGGTAGATTTTATAAGGAATTGGGTCACTCTATATAATGTTAATAAACGATAGAGTAGTATATTAAGACCACAACCATAGATTTAACACCGAATAAATCCAAAGTATCAACGTCTACCATCTATAACTGCTTGTTGAATATTTTCTTTTTGAGTTCCCCAATATAAATTACTAAAATGATTATTATGTGGATTATTATCTTTATGACAAACATATGGTTTATTATCAGGATTTTCTAAAAAATGTAATGCAACTAATCTATGCACGCCAATTGTAGTCTTTTTATTTTCCTTACATAATCTAATTTTAATATATCTATCATACCCTAGTTTCCTTTCAATATTTCGTTTTACATTAAAAATATTACCAAAATTACTTACTTGGTATAATCCTTCAAATCCTTGTATATCTGTCCATATTTCTTTCATATATCAAATATACATAAAATAATTCATTTTTCCAAATAAAGGGGTGGATAACTTGTTAATAACTTTTTTATTAAAATTAATGTTTTATAGTAAATCTATCATATATATAAGTGTAATAAATAAAACCAATATAATTTGGTAGAATGAAAAGATTATCGTATCTTTATTATATAAACAATCAAACCTCCGGAATGGGAAACAATCCAAACACAAAAAAAGATGGCAAATCAAACAAAACAAAACGAAATCGCAGAAGCAATTGACAATCTAGCATCAGTATTAGACTATACTGAAATGCATGGACCAAACAAACAATGTGGAATGATTGGAGTATCAATGACAGAAGCAGTTTACTCCTTAGCAATCAACATCGGACGAATTGCAGATGTAATGGAAAAGCAATCAAAACAAAAGTAAAACACAAAGGGGGTGAAAATCCCCCTTTTATTAATAAACACAAAAATAAAACGAAAATGGCACAGATGAAAGAAATTGAAGGTTACAATGGGTATTTTATAGATACTGATGGTAATGTATGGACAACTAAGAAACACAAAGGAAAGACTGGTTTAACTAAACTAACTCTATCTAAAAAGAAAACAGGTTACTTATATGCTAACATTTATTGGGGTAACTCTAATAATGAAAGGAGTTCACTAAGAGTAAATAGATTAGTATATCAGACATTTGTAAGTTGTATACCTGAAGGATTTGTTATAGACCATATTAATGATACCAAAGATGACAATAGATTAGATAATTTACAAATGTTATCGGTAAAAGAAAATACAAAGAAGTATTGGAAAACACCGCCGGCACAATTAAGAAAAAAAACTATATAAGATGGCAAAAGACCCAGCAGTATTATTCTACACATCAGATTTTCTGAGTTCAACATTTACTATGAGTGATGAGCAGGTCGGAAGATACATTAGATTATTATGTATTCAACATCAGAAAGGTAAACTAACTGATAAAGATTTGAAAAATATATTAACTGATGAAGATATAGATATATTTGAAAAGTTTGTAAAAGAAGCAGATGGTTTCTATTATAATCAGAGAATGAAAGATGAAACTATAAGAAGAAAAAACTTTACTGAAAGTAGAAAACATAATGGAAGCAAAGGTGGTAGACCTAAAACCATAGAAAAACCTAGTGGTTATGCATATGCTAAACCATATGGTAAACCTAACGATAACCTTACCGAAACTGTAACTGTAACTGTAACTGATACTGTAAATAATAACTTGAAACTAGAAACTATAAATGATACTAGTGTATATAGTATAGCAGCTAAAATGAAAATGAAACCAGTCCAATCACAAATAGATGAATTAGACAAATTATAAACAAAACAAAAAATAGAGATGGTAAGATTAACAACAGAACTATTCAGAACTCCGGGAATAGTATTTAATGAAAGAACAGGAGAGGAATTTGATTTAACTAATATATTAACAGTATCAAAAACAGGAAATGTATTTGTATTAGCTAGAGTTCATAATGGTAAATCTTTAGATGGTAGATTTATTGTTGGTAGACCTAATAAAACAAATCATATTCAGATTGGTATTACTGATGATAAGGGTAAAAAAAGATTTATATATGTACATAGATTAGTAGCACACGCATGGTTAAAGAGAGAAGTATATCAAACAGATGTAATGCATTTAGATGATAACCCATTAAACAATCATATAAGTAATCTCAGATGGGCTACTTGTCAAGATAACATAGATGATATGATTTCAAAAGATAGAGATAATTTCTATGGTAAAAAGAAAGCATGTTCAGATGAAATAATGATTAAGATATGGAAAATGGGTAAGGGTGGAATAAATATGAAACCTAGACATATTCATGAATTATTTCCAACTATGAGTTATGAAACTTTATATCCAATGTGTCATGGTACATCTAAACGATTACAAAGATACCTTAGAAATAATTTGGTAAAGTAAAATAAAAAGATTAACTTAAAGTATAAACTAAATAAAAATGGAAGAACAATTTTACACATATGAAGTATTCTATACAGGTAATATAGAAAGAGAACTTGATGAAAAAATAGAAGAAGTTATTAGAGAATATCTATCAGAAACATTAAATGTACAAAGTGAATGGTATTATAGTGAATTTACTTTAACAATACCATCTTATAGATTAATTGGGTTTGAACTAAGTAGAGAATTAGTGCATATTGAAAGATTAAAACTTATTCAGTATGTAGCAGATTATTTTTCAGGATTGGTATTAACACAATAAACTTTTCGTTTTATTAAAAAGATGATACTTATAAACAGATAAATGGCAAACAATAATATGTGGAAAGATATAGAAGGATATGAAGGATTATATCAGATAAATAAAAATGGTGAAGTTAAGTCTTTAGAAAGAATAATTTTTAGAGGAAAAGGACAACAATTAGCTAAAGAAAGAATACTTAAACCAAGTATATCTGGTACTAAAAAATATCCAAAAGTTATTTTATCAAAAAATTCAAAAACAAAAACTGCAACTTTACATAGATTATTAGCTTTACATTTTATTGATAATCCATATAATAAACCTTGCATAAATCATATTGATTGTAATATATTAAATTATAATTTAAATAATTTAGAGTGGGTTACTCATTCTGAAAATATATTACATTCTGAAAGACTTGGTAGAAGAACTCATATCCATAAAATGAATGGTGATAGATTAAAAGAATTACATTTAAATAAAGATACAAGATTAAAAAATTATGTTTAAACAAATTAAAATTGGCGATTGGGTAGAAGCAGGAATACATTTTTTTCTATTAGGTTATGGTGAAAAAATATCACTAGCAATTGCAAAATTATTAGGATATGATAAATGCTATTGCTGCGAACGTAAGCAGTGGTTAAACAGATTAACAAACCCTCATTATGATGGTAAATGTAATCAGATAAAATTATAAATCAAAAAACACAAATAACATGGCAATTGAATTAGTATCAACATTAAACGGAACACCAACTGAATTAGACCCAACAAAGGCATATGTAGTAGATTTTAGTAAATTACAAAGACCAGAAGATTTAGTCTTAATCCTATCAGGTCTCGGAATTACATTTCCTGGCAATCACCCAATCGTTCCACATATCAAACAATTTCTAAACTTAGATAATCCAATTGATATTCCACAACAACAACCTCAACCAAAGAAAGCAGAATTTATTCCACTTCAAAAAACTGATTTAGAGGATAGAATTTTCAAAGGAGAATAATAATGGATAACTTATATACCAAAGAGGAATTCACCTCCTTAAAACAAACCGCAGATAGTATAGTCAACCATATTCCAACAGAGTTAACTGATTGGGTTTGGCATAATTATAAAAAAATAAGCGGTAGTATTGAAGGAAAACCTTGCAATTGCAGTAGTGCAGCAGGATTATGGCTGAAAGGAGTTAATACAATTAGAAATTATATTAAAGAAAACGCGGACAAGTATAATGCATAATGAAGTAACAGGAAGTATGCAAGAGCAATGTAATCAAAGATTAACCAATCTATACAACGAATCACATACCTGGTTATTAAAAGCAAGTTACAATATATGTAAATCATTTGAGGAGAGCGAGGAACTGACAAGCGACCTTTATGTTTACTTAGCAAAAGAATGTAGAGAAAAGTTATGGTGGGGTAACTCATATAACTTAATCTATTGTCAAAAGTTTTTAAGGCATAGGTGGTACAATAGAGCCGGTAAGCTAAAAAGATATCATTACACATCAGATATAATGATAATGGATAAAGGTGATATACCATACGATGAAGTAAAAGATGAAGAAATAATGAGGGCACATGAAGATGTAATGCAAGAGTTAAAGAATTTACAAGTTACTCGTCTTTGGCCGGCTGCAAGATTATATGAGATGTATTGGATGAGTCCGGATACATTAAACGAAGTAGCAAAGAAAATAGGTATAAGTAAATCAACCACGTTCTTAGCAATAAAGAAAATAAGAAAACACATGGCATTAACAATTAAAAACCCATTTGAATGATAATAGTAATAATGTTATTGATAATAGTTTACACACTATACAAAAGAGATAAAAGAACAAATGATTTTTGGAAAGAATATAAAGATAAATTAAAATAATATGAACGAAGAACAATTAAAAAAGATAGCAGAAGAATTTAAAGCTAGTTTAAGCTTAGAAGAATTAGATGAATTAGAAAGAGAATACAATGCAATGTATCAAAGATTAAAAGCAGAGAACGAAAGAAGCGGTAGTGATGAAAAAGAATAAAGATATAATCATCTTACTAATAACCTATCTAATAGCAGTAGGCATTGTATTACTATGGTCCACTAAAGTAAATCTATAATAGGGGTAAATGACTTTTTTGAATAGTGGTGTTAATATATATGAATATATCTAAAATAGAGGAAAATAGATTATGAGTCAATACGAACCAAAAAAGAAAAAGACAGGTGGTAGAACTAAAGGAACACTTAATAAAACTACTGCACAAATTAAAGATATGATTGTTGGATTAGTAGGAACACAAATGGAGAAGTGGCCAGTAGTTATAGATAAGATGATGAAAGAAGACCCTGCCGAAGCAATGAAGATAACGGGTAGGTTAATTGATTATGTATTACCTAAACAAAGTAAGATTGATATTGAGGGTGAATTAAGACATCGTGTAGAAAAAATTACTATTGAAATAAAAAATGGCAATGATAAAACAAAAGCAGATTAAATATTATACATATATTCATAAGCGTTTAGATGGTAGTATATTTTATGTAGGCAAGGGGTGTAGAAATAGAGCATATACACGTTATTATAGAAATTCCAATTGGCATATTGAAGCAAATAAAGGATATGAAATTGAAATAGTTAACGATAATTTATTAGAAAAAGATGCATATGCTTTGGAAAAGAAATTGATATTATATTATGGAATAGATAATCTTACTAATATTGATAAAGGTGGAAAAAGTATAAAACCTATTGATGAAAATCTTGAAAGATTAAAAGCTAAATTAGATACATTATTCAATCTAATATACATTAAGCATAATATACATAAACTTATTAAAGATGAAAGTATTAAAGAGCAATTACTATTATTAAATCAGTTAAGTAAATGGAACTGAAGATAACAACAACTAAAACGTTTGAGAATTGCTATAACTCTAAAGCAAAAATACAATTACATCAAGGTAGTGCAAGAAGTGGCAAGTCATATAGTATAATTCAGTTTCTAATAGTAAAAGCATTAGAAGAAAAGAAATTAATATCAGTAGTAAGAAAAACATTTCCAGCACTTAGAACATCTGCATTACGTGATTTTAAGGATGTCATGAAAGAATTAGGTCTATGGGATGAGGAAAGATGGATGGCAACTGAGCATACATTTACATTTGATAATGATTCACAAATAGAATTCTTTTCAACCGATAGTGCAGAAAAGCTGAAAGGATTAAAAAGAGATATACTCTGGGTAGATGAAGCAAATGAATTAAATCATGAGCAGTTTATGCAACTAGCCATTAGAACAACAGGTCAAATACTCCTATCATTCAACCCCTCATTTTCACCAAAGCATTATATAATGAGTGAGTTAGCGGTTAGAGATGATACAGAATTATTTGTTACTACATACAAAGACAATCCTTACCTACCATTAGAGCAAGTTCAGTTCATTGAAAAGTATAGAGATACAAACCCACGCTATTGGATGACATATGGTTTAGGGCAGTTTGCAGTGAATGAGAAGCAGATATATGAATTTGAGATAGTAGATGAGTTTGATTTCGATACTGCTGATTTTATTTGCTTTGGTTTAGATATTGGATATGTGAGTGACCCTACGGCATTAGTCGGTATATGGAAAGCGGGAAGTAAGCTAATAATAAATGAACACATATATCAGAAAGGATTAATTACACAGCAAATATTAGACGTCTTAAAAGGTAATGTATCAGAAAGAGATATCATAGTAGTAGATAGTGCAGAACCAAGATTGATAGACGAGATTAAAAGAGGTGGGTTTCCATTAGCAAGAGGAGTTAAGAAAGGTAAGGACAGTATTCAATGGGGTATAGATTTAGTTAAGCAATATAATTTGGTAATACCGAAAAATAATAGTAACTTAATAGAAGAATTATATTCATACGAATGGGTAGATGATGGCAATGGTGGTGTAACAAATATACCAATAGATGCGAACAATCACTTATTAGATGCTCTTCGTTATGGTGTAATGGAAATGTTAAATGCAAAAAAGATTAATGCAGGTAAATATCAAATATCAATAAGATAAGTTATGGCGAGAAGTTTAAGAGAGTTAAGTAAGAGTTGTGGACAATGTGGAGTAGTATTCGATGATAAACTAACTAACAAACAACCTAAAAGAGCATTATGTAAAGAATGTTATCAAATTGAATTAAAGAGTATCGCTAAAGCACAAAAGGATAAACGAGCAGAGATAGGAGCAGTAGTAAATAGAGTAGCAATATATAATGATTATAAATTTGAGAATAGAGCAGAATTTTGGAAAGGGATAAATAAACAAATCCGTCCGTTAACAAAAAGAGAAGATATAAGAGCATTCATCAGTAAACAAATGGATAGAATATTAGCGGATGTTAATTTAATGAAGTATTTAAGCTCGGTAACAATGGCAGAACAAAGAAACGAATATAGAAACTTAAAATAAAGATATGATAACGATAGATGGAAAAGAATACACTTTAGAGGAGATTACACAGGTCTTTGATTTATGTAGAGAACTATTACAGGCAAACGAAACAATGAGAGCCAATGTGATTGCAATGAGTGCCAAATTGGATAATGAGGAACTTAAGGTAAAACGATTATTGGGTGAACTATACTTACAACAAAATAAAAATTATACAGCATGAGAACAGAAATAGAAATTACAATGCCGGAGAGTTGGGCAGATGTTACATTAGAAAAGTATTTAGCATTACAAAAAGATTTAGAAACATATAAAGATAATGAGGAAGCTCAAGTCGCATTTATGATATACCATTTATGCGGTATCAATGCTAAACAATTAAAATCTTTATCTAAGGCATCATATGATATTATTAAAGATAGTTTACAAAGCTTCTTAACTATACCTAAATTTGAATTACAAAGAATAATTAATATAGACGGAAAAGAATATGGATTTGAACCTAACCTATCTAAAATCAGTTATGGTGCATATGCAGATATAACTAAGTATGATACACTAACGATAGATGATAACTGGCCTAAAGTAATGAGTATCCTATATAGACCGGTAGAAAGAAAGCATGGTGATAATTATACTATCAAAGCATATGATGGTAAGATAGATGGTGAAACATTCCGTAAAGTAAAAATGGGAATACACTTTGGTACTCTGTTTTTTTTTGTGCATTTGTCAAAGGACTTACTGAGCTCTACCCTGAACTCTATGATAATGGAGGAGAGGGAGGAAGGTTACAGCACAATTTTAGCAAGAAGTGGGGCTCTTACGCAACGATTGTTGAACTCTGTGGAGGAGATGTCAGAGGGATACAAGAAATAGTTCAATTACCTTTAGAACAATGTTTACTCTTTTTAGCATTTAAGAGTGATAGAAATCTTTTAGAAAGTTTAATGCATAAGGAAGCACTGAATAGATAAATAACTCAATACCTTTTACAATTGGTGGTGTTAAAAAGATAAACCTAACACTAATGTCAGTTTGGAGTAATAGCAGAAACGGAAATTTAAGATATTCAGTCAATAGAGAGAACGCAAGTGGCATTTATATCGGCCCTACCCGTGGTCTTAGTTCACCAAAGAACAATAGACGCGGGTGTTTATGTGTCAACGAAGACCGTTACGGAAGAGATTGTTGTGGGGGAGCATTGATATCACAAGGTATAGGTAAGATACAATCACCAGCAACATTTGACCAAAGAGGTGGATTCAATCAAGGATACGATGATGGATACGAAAATCAACAATAATAAAAAGAAATTAATACATGTCTCAATTAACTAAAATACAATTAGAATCAGAAAATCAAAGTAGTTTTCCGAATAATACTTCAAACTTTATTACGCCACAAGCACTAAGAGAGTTTAATACAGATATGATTCAATCTACTGTTAACCAAACGATATATACAGCTGATAGTGCTAGTTTTTCTCAAAGGATTACTCAGAACCAAGGAGTGCAGGGAATACAAGGTGTGCAAGGGTTACAAGGAATACAAGGAGTTAGTGGCTCACAAGGTATACAAGGTGTTCAAGGTTCTGATGCAACAGTACAAGGTATACAAGGTTCAACAGGTATACAAGGGGTACAAGGGTTATTAGGAACGCAAGGGGTACAAGGAACACAAAGTACACAAGGTCAAACTGGTCCACAAGGATATACCGGTAATACGGGTAATGTTGGTTCAACCGGAGCACAAGGTATACAGGGTATTCAAGGTGTACAAGGATTAGATGGTCAATTTGCGGGACAAGGGGTACAAGGTATTCAAGGTAATACTGGAACACAGGGAGCACAAGGTATACAAGGTATAACCGGTGCTCAAGGGGTATCTAACATATCAGTACAAGATGAAGGAAGTATATTAGGAAACGCAACATCATTTAATTTTAATGGAGCGGGTGTATCTGCATCAGTAAGTGCTGGAACGGCATCAATAACAATAGCAGGTGGTGGAGGTAGTACATTCCCTTATACGGGTAGTGCATTAATCACAGGAAGTTTAGGTGTGACAGGAAGTATTAGTTCAACATTGAATAGTACATTTAACGGAGTAACAATTGGTATAGGAAGTGGCAGTGTTACTAGTAACATAGGAATAGGTAGTGCATCATTACAATCTAATACAGGTGTAAATAGTATTGGTATTGGAAATGCTTCATTACAATTTAATAAATCAAGTAATAACACAGCAGTAGGTAACTATACTTTAGCATATCAACAATTTACTGGAGCAGGAGCAAACACTGCAATTGGATTGAGTGCATTTAGTTTGTTAGGTAGCGGTTCAGCAGCACTCGCAGCACAATTATCACAAAATACAGCAGTTGGTAATAGCGCCGGCTTTGGTTTAATAGTAGGTGCTAGAAATACTTTTATAGGTAATACAGCCGGTTCTAATGCAGATAATGTTGAAAGAATGACTGGAGTAGGTAGAGGTACATTAAATGTAATAGGTAGTAACTCTATTAATAATGGAAGTGGTTCAAAATATAATACAGCAATAGGTCATAACGCATTATTCCAATTACAATCAGGTTCTAATAATACAATTATACATGGTGGTAGTGCAGCGGGTGAAGGATTTATAACTGGTAGTAATAATAATGTAGTAGGAATGGATAGTGGATTACCTTCTTCAATGGAAGGAAATACTATTATCGGTAGAGGTATAACAGGATTAAGTTCACCATTATCAAACAATGTTATCTTAGCAGATGGTAAGGGTAATATTGCATTACAAAAGAATGGTACAACGGGCTCAGTAATAATAGGAACAGGATTAGAAGTAACAAATAATGTAACTGCATCAGCATTCACTGCTATAGCTGGTAATAATAAAGCATTCTCATATTTAGCAGCATCAAGTGGTGGTGTTAATAATACATTCAATACAGCATTAGGTAAAGATTATTTAGATATTTATCAGTATCAAGGACAAGCATACGCATTTAATATGCATTTGACGAGTGACCAATTAAATACCTACTCTGGTTCTCAATTCGCATTCCAATTACAAACGAATGGTAGTGGTGTATCAATACCTGGTGGTGGAGCAACATACTTCTCAATGGTATCTGCATCTTATAGTTCATCGGTAGGACCTGGTACTGAAATACCTGGCTTGAATGTATTAGGAGCTGCATTGTTCTTAGATATGAAAGCACCTGCTACATTTGAACAAAAGGTATATATGAATAAACCTTTGTATGTATCATCATCAGCGGGAAGTAGTGGAGCTACGTTAACACTTAATCAACAATTAGGTAGTACAGTTTTATTAGCAACAGGTAGTGTTATAATTACAGGCTCATTAAGTGTAAACGGAAATACTATTACATCATTAGCAGCTGGAGCATTTAATTCAACACAAACTCAATCGGGTAGTGCAGCGGTATCTCAATCAATGACATTTAATAATAGTGATATTAATAATCAAGGTATATCAGTACAAAGTAGTTCTCAATTGACAATAACAAATGGTGGAACTTATAATATACAATTCTCAGCAGAATTATTAACATCAACCGGACAAGATGATGTATATATTTGGTTAAAGAAAAACGGAACTAATGTAAGTAATAGTGCAACAAAAGTAGTATTAGCTAATAACGATGCAATAGTAGCAGCATGGAATTGGGTTGTAACTGCTGGTCCTAGTGAGTATTTTGAAATAGTTTGGCAAAGTAGAGATGGACATGCAACTTTATCAGCATCAAATAGTACTGGTAACATTCCATCAATTCCATCAGTAATAGCAACAGTAACACAAGTTAACTAATATGAACGAAGATACAATACTATACGAAGTTATGTTAGAGTTGTGTGAGGAAGAAAACGAGGATTTGAGGCACGAAATGAATAGTCTCTACGGATACATTCAGTATTTGCATGATATAAACAAGGATTTAGTGAATGAATATAACCAATTCATTAAATTAAAAAATAGATTAAATTAAATAAATTATGGCTCAATATAACGCACAACAACTAACATCAGCATCTAATGCAACTTATGTAACTAATATATCAGGTGCTATTGATGCGCTAAGTGTAAGAACTCTAAATACGGATTGGGTTAGTTCATCAGCATTATTAAATCAAGCAAATACATTCACAGGTAATCAAACAATTACTGGTAGTTTAAATATATCAGCAAATATTGTAATACCAAATACAGCAGCAGGTGCAGGTGAAACTAAAGTTGTTGTATTAGATAGTGCAGGACAAATTAAATGGAGAACTGATTTATCTTTAACAGGTAGTCAAGGTATACAAGGAACACAAGGTGGAATAGGTGTGCAGGGTATTACTGGTAGTATTGGAGTTCAAGGAGTTAGTGGGTCATTAGGTTCACAAGGAGCAAGTGGACAATCAATTCAAGGTTCTCAAGGTAGTGTAGGTGCACAAGGTACATCTACACAAGGTGTTCAAGGTACTAATGGTATACAAGGTAGTAATGGTGGACAAGGAACACAAGGAAATACAGGTCCTTCTGGTTCACAAGGTATGGCATCAACGATACAAGGACCACAAGGTATAACGGGTACGCAAGGTCCAACTTCACAAGGAGCACAAGGTGCAACGGGAGCAGGAACACAAGGTTCACAAGGAACTATTGGTTCACAAGGAATTACAGGCACAGGTTCTCAAGGAGCAGCAGGTGGACAAGGTATTCAAGGAACAACGGGAACAGTAGGACAAGCAACACAAGGAACGCAGGGTGCAACGGGTACCGGTACGCAAGGTGCTATTGGTTCACAAGGTGCAATCGGTAGTCAAGGTGCAACTGGTACAGGAACACAGGGAGCAACGGGTAGTCAAGGTACAACGGGTAGTGGTACGCAAGGCATACAAGGATTTATAGGAATACAAGGACCACAAGGAACAGCAGGTGCACAAGGTACAACCGGCGGGCAAGGTGCACAAGGAACAACAGGGACAGGAACACAAGGAGCTACGGGTTCACAGGGAGCAACGGGTACTGGAACACAAGGTTCTACCGGTAGTCAAGGTGCAGCCGGTGGACAAGGTATTCAAGGTATTACTGGAACTGGCACGCAAGGAGCAACGGGTAGTCAAGGTACAACTGGTACAGGAACACAGGGAGCAACAGGAGCACAAGGAACAACAGGCACAGGTTCGCAAGGTGCAACAGGAGCACAAGGTGGTGCTGGTACACAAGGTACACAAGGTACAACGGGAGCAGCAGCACAATTAGTAATCAATAGTAATACTGATAATAATGTTTTAACTGCAACGGGCACTTCTACATTACAAGGTGAAGCGAATATGACATTCAATGGTTCTACCTTAGCAGTAGCGGGAGCAATAACTGCAACGGGTAACATTACAGCATATTATTCTGATGGTAGATTAAAAGAAATTATTTCTAAAATTGATTCACCATTGGAAAAGTTAAAAGCGATAAGTGGTTACTATTACACTCAGAATAAATTAGCAGAAGATTTTGGTTATAACGATTATAGTAGACAAGTAGGTGTGATAGCACAAGAGGTAAAAGAAATTCTACCTGAAGTAATTGATAGAGCACCTTTTGATAATGATGGATATGGTGGAAGTAAAAGTGGTGAAAACTATTTAGCAGTACACTACGAAAAGATTATTCCATTGTTGATTGAAGCAATAAAAGAATTGGATTCTAAAATTAAATAGTATTATGGCATTACCTAGCACTGGAACAATTTCAATGGATGATATAAGGGTTGAGTTAGGAGTTCCTAGTCAATCACCTTTTGGATTAAACGAAGCGAGATTGGGAACATATGTAAGTATAAATCAATTCTCACCCTCTAAACCACCCTCAAGCGGACAAGTTAGTTTAAGTAGTTGGTATTCATATTGTCAAAATTGTGGATATAATAGTGGCAGTTTTTATTATAGTAATACAAGTGCAGCATTAGCATGTGCAGGAAGTCCAAACACAACTTTATATTGGAGTGGTAGTTTGGCATTAGCAACTATTTTATATACGGATAGTTTAGGAACTGCGGAAGCATCACAAGGATATTGGAGTAATGGAACTGATGCATATTATCAAAGTTGTCCTGATGGATGTTATCCAGGTGTGACCTCAATTACTGCATGCTCTAGTCCAAGTTATGGTTTGTATTTAGCAGATGAGTATTATTGTGATGGAGTGACTTGCACATTTAGTATGTCAGATGTATTAGTAGCATTCGCATTACCATTTACACCAAATTATAGTAAGTTTTATGAATTGCAAGCAGGTGGGTTTTATTATATTTTAAGCACGGAGGTCTTTACAGGACCAGGAGCAATATGTAATGCATCACCAAATTATACCAATTGTAATAGTTGGTGTAGTGTATAAAAAATAAATTATGGAAAGAATAATTAGAATATCGTATGTAAAGCCAGCTACGAATGAAAATGAAATTGGTTTAGAAAAACACAGAGATTACTATACTAATACAGATACATTAGAGGAAGCAATTGCAGCAGTTAGAATAGAAGCACAAAAAACATTTTTCAAATTAAATGTTACTGAAATTCTTAGTATAGAAGAAGTTATATCTAGCGGTATAAACATATCTTAATACTTTTTTATTTGGATGTGTTAAAAAGGTATGATGGCAAATCTTACAAAACACGTTATAGCAAATGGTGGTAAAATATATCCACTAATAATCCCAGCAGTAGAAACAAACGGAACAGGTCTAATGAATCCATCTATCTTTAATGATAATGGAAAACTTATATGCAATTTAAGGCATGTAAATTATACTTTAGTTCATTGTGAAGGAAAACAGGTCTTTGGAAATAGACATGGACCCCTAGCTTATCTTAATCCCGAAAACGATTTAACTCTCCGCACAACCAACTTTATGTTAGAGTTGAGTAAAGACATGTCCATAAAGAGATATACGAAAATTGATACCTTAAAATGGGATGTAGCACCATTGTGGGAGTTTGTAGGATTAGAGGATGGTAGATTAGTTAGGTGGGATGATACATTATGGATATCAGGCGTTAGAAGGGATACGACAACTAATGGTGAAGGTAGAATGGAACTATCCGAATTAGATAAAGATTATAAAGAAATAAATAGATATAGAATAGAAGCACCAATTAACAAAGAAAGTTATTGTGAAAAGAATTGGATGGTAGTAGATGATTTACCAATGCATTATGTTAAATGGGCTAATCCAACTGAATTAGTTAAAGTAGATATCAATACATTACAAAGTGAGCAAGTTCTATTAAAAGAAGGATGGGGAACTTTACAAAATATGAGAGGTTCGTCACAAGTCATTCGTTATGGTGATAAAAGGATTTGTATTATACATGAAACTGATTTGTGGAAAAATAAATTGGAACAAAGAAATGCTAAGTATACTCATAGATTTATAGTATGGGATTTAGATTGGAACATAGAACATATATCAGAAGCATTTAGTTTTATGGATGGAGAGATAGAGTTTTGTTGTGGAATGGCATTTGATAAGGATGATTTACTTATCTCATTTGCATTTCAGGATAACGCGGCATTTATATTAAAGATACCACAATCACAAATCAATGCAATTATAGGAATATACGATGATTTTTCATTTGGAAAAGTTGATGGTCAATTAAGAGATGTAATAGAAAGAGAGATATTCAGAGATAAAGTTTATGAGAAATATGCAAAAGTTAAAGAAGGTGATGTAGTTGTTGATATTGGAGCTAACGTTGGTGCATTTACATATTCAATATTAAATAAGAAACCATCAAAAGTTTATTGTATAGAACCATCTAACTGCTTAATAAGTACATTAAAGAGTAATACTAAAAATGAATGTGTTTACATAAATAAAGCAATAGAGGAAAAGAATGGAACTGCGGTATGTAATGAAGAAGTGCATGTATATCATCATTCAGGCTTAGAATATGAAACGATATCATTTACTAATTTTATAAAAGAATTTGATATAAAGAAAATAGATTTTATGAAAGTAGATTGTGAGGGTGGCGAGTATCATATTTTTACAAAAGAAAACTTAAAATGGATTAAAGCCAATGTATCTAATATAGCAGGTGAATTACATTTGTGGGGTACACATGATAGTTTAGATAATTTTATTACATTCAGAGATAATATACTAGCTAATGTAAATGAATACCATATACTAAATGCACATACATTAGAAGATGTTAAAAGTGATATATGGGATAATGAATGGTGTAAAAACTATTCATGGGGTAATACAGAACTAGCACAATTATTATTTTATATAAAAAACGATTAATGATAAACACATTATTAAAAGCATACATTAACGATACTACAAATCCAAATATCTGTTTTGAATTAGGATATGAATATGAGAAGTTAGGTCAAACAGCATCAGCAGCAGGTTTCTATTTAAGAGCAACTGAGTTCGGTAATAATACGGAATTGAATTATGAAGCAATGTTAAGAATGGCTTTATGTTTTGAAAAGCAAGGTAATAGATGGTTTATGATTAAAGGATTAATACTAAGAGCAATTAGTTTACTACCTAATAGACCGGAAGGACATAATTTATTAGCAAGAACATACGAAAGATGCAAAGAATGGCAAGAAGGATATACGGCAGCAGTAATAGGAAAGAATATAGCATGGGATGAAAAGGATTCCCTAACTGATTTAGAATATCCTGGCGATTGGGTATTTGATTTTGAAAAGGGTGTATGTGCATGGTGGATAGGATTATTTGATGAGAGTGTAGCAATATTCAGAGAGTTAAATAAAAGAACTGATTTATGGCCTAATTATAAAACAGCAGTAGAAAATAATTTAGCTTCTTATGGTAACAATTGGAAACAACCATCCATATATACCAATATACAATTTCCTAAACTAAGATATAAATTTGATGGTTCACATTTAATAAAGAAAAACTATTCACAATCATATCAGGACCTATTTGTTCTTATGGCATTAGATGGTAAAGAGTTTGGTAGTTGGATTGAGATTGGTTGTGCACACCCTACTTACGGAAATAATACAAAATTATTAGAGGAATTAGGTTGGGATGGTGTTAGCATTGATATTGATACAAATGTTGTCAGTAATTGGGTTGATAATAGAACAACGATACCCTATCAAATGGATGCAACTAAAGTAGATTGGGAAAAGATGCCTATATGGGGATTGGATAATATTACAGATTACTTACAAATAGATGTAGACCCACCTAATATTAGCTATGAGGTCTTATTAAAGATACCATTTTGGAAACATAAGTTCAGAGTAATTACATTTGAGCATGATTATTATATGGATGATAGTGTAAGAGAAAAGAGCAGAAAATATTTACGTTCATTCGGTTATGAGTTAGTAGTAAACGATATAGCAGTAGATGAATACAGCTCGTATGAGGATTGGTGGGTACATCCTGAATTGGTTAATCCGAAAATAATCAATCTTTTAAGGAGTAATTCAGAAATAAATCCTGCAAAGGGATATATTTTTGGTGAATAGCAGAAAAAAGTAATTACATATGATTTTAATGGTGTTAAAAAGATAAACACATTACATATGAACTCAAAAAACGTATTAAGTAAAATAGCAAAGATGTTGAATTTAACAGAAGAAGTTACTTTTACAGAAGCACAAACAAAAGACGGAACTATATTAGAATCTCCAACATTTGATGTAGGTGAAACAGTAGATGTAGTTTCAGAAGACGGAACTAAAACTCCAGCACCAGACGGTGAGCATGAGATTAGTTTGAAAGATACTGAAGGAAACGAAGTCCTAATTAAAGTAATTACTAAAGATGGTAAAATTACTGAAAGAGAAAACGTTGAATTAACATCTGATGCAGAAGTAGAAATTGAAGTAGAAAAAGAAGCTGAAATGGCTGATGTTACTACTGAGATAGCTAAAGGATTACCAAACACAACTGATGAAAGTAAGGAAAACCAAATTCCTGAGCCTGATACTAAAGACCCTATTATATCATTAAATTATAGAATGGGTGAATTAGAATCTAAATTGAAATCAATGTTGGAAAAGTTTGAATCAGCATTTCCTCAAGATGGACCGCCTGAAGTTAGTTCATTAGAACCAATTGCAACAACTATGAGTGCAGTTGAACCGGATGAAGAAGAAGAGGAAGAAGAATTTACTAAATTGGACGGAGCTCCAATTGAATCAGTTCTTAAATTCGCAGAACAAAGCAAAAACAATTTTGGTAAAAAAGCAGTAGGATATCAAGCCTCAGTTTTATCAAAAATGAATAATATTTAATTAATTAAAAAACTCATTAAAAAATGAAAAAATTACAAAATTTCGTTCAACCTACGTTTACACAAAACACATACGCAGGTGAATTCGCTGGTCAATATATAGCTGCGGCTTTATTATCAGCAAAGACTTTGGACAACAAGTATGTTACCATTCACCCGAATGTTAAGTACAAAGAAGTTATCCAAAGAATTGCAGTTGCAAACATCGTTAACGATGCATCTTGTGACTTCACAACTTCTGGCTCAGTAGCGTTATCAGAAGCAGTTTTAACTCCAAAAGAATTACAAGTTAACTTAGAGTTGTGTAAGCAACAATTCGTTCAATCTTGGGAAGCTTTACAATTAGGATATAGTGCATTTGATACTATACCAAAGGACTTTAATACGTACCTTATTTCGTACGTGGCAGGAATCGTTGCCCAAGCAACTGAAACATCTGTTTGGCAAGGTGTAACCGCAACCAACGGACAATTTGGTGGATTTGAAGTAGCATTAAGTGCTTCAGTAGCAGCAGGTACTGGTGTTATTGCAGCAGGAACAGGATTAGATTTATCTGGTAGTATTACTGCAGCAAACGTTGTAGCTAAATTAACAGCAGTTCAAACAGCTATCCCTAACACAGTTTACGGAAAAGAAGATTTAGCTATCTATGTTCCAGTAAATGTGGCAAAAGCATACCAAACAGCAATGAGTGGTAATGGTAGTGGTGGATTAGGTGCAAACGGATTTAACAATCAAATGAATATCGGTGAAAAGGAATTAAACTTCCAAGGTATTCCAATGTATTTGTGTCCTGGTATGAGTGACAACAAAATTGTTGCAACATTAAAATCTAACTTACACTTCGGGACAGGACTTTTAAGTGATTTCAACGAGGTTAAGGTATTAGACATGAGTAACATTGATGGTTCACAAAACTATCGTATCATAATGAGATATACAGCTGGTACAGTTGTAGGTATCAATGCTGATGTAGTTTACTATGGTGCTTACGCATAATAAAAAAATTGATTAGTAGGTGGGGAGTATCGTAGAACAGAAACCCACCAATTAATTATCACAAACAAAAATAAAACATTAACACTATGAGTTGTAATTTATCAGCAGGTAGACAAGAAGTATGTAAAGAGTCGGTAGGTGGTTTGCAAGGAGTTTATTTTATGAACTATCCTTCATCATCTTATAATCCAACATTTACAACAGACGGAAGTGGAACTATCACAGCTTTCCCTTCTGGAAGTACGGTTTACTTCTATCAATTAAAAGGCAATAGTGCATATACAGAAACTGTTAACTCTTCAAGAGATAACGGAACAACTTTCTTTTCACAAGCGTTAACTCTTAATCTTAAGAAATTAACAGCTGAGATGACTACACAATTAAAACTTATGGCATTCGGAAGACCGGTTGCTATTGTGTGGACTACAAATGGTGAAGCATTAGTTGCAGGTTTAACTAAAGGAACAGATTTAACTGGTGGAACTATCAGTACAGGTGCAGGATTAGGCGATTTATTCGGTTATTCTATCACTATGACAGGTTTAGAACCATTACCAGCACAATTTATTTCTGGTTCAACTTCTACTAACCCATTTGCAAGTGTTGGTAACGCTCCAACAGTTGTGACAGGAAGCGCAGCTTAGTATATAGCACGATTGTAAAAATATTAAATAGCTACTCTCTATATGGGGGTAGCTATTATTATGTCAAAATAAATTTGGAAATATGGATTTTTTAATGTAACTTTAAGTTTAGAAAGCTAAGTTACTAGAAATACTATAATAAATTATCTTAAATTAAAATCTATAAATGTAAATGTAGTAAACACTAACAAATAGATAATATAGTGTTAAAGACAGATACACACAAGCTAAATACAATTAAATGCTAACATACTTCCTTTCAGGCTCAAATGCTTACACTATTAGAACAGCTGTTACCTCCTCAAATCAATTTACTATGTCTTTACAAGATATGATGAGTCAAGTTAATACAACTGCTAGTTTAAGTAATGTTACCTATAATGGGTATGAATCACTATTAGCATTTACAGCAAGTTTATCAACAAATGTAGTTGCGAATGAATATAGAGCAACCCTATACAATAGCGGCAGTTCTACACCAATATGGAATGGAACTTTTCAAGTATACGCATCTCAGTCAATTGATAAAGCTAATTACGTCACACAAAATGATGGATACGTTTCAAATGTATCTACAAATGAATTTATTATATACTAATTATGGATAAAAAATTTAATAAACAACAGTTTTCAGTTATTAATTTAAGCTCTTCAGAATTACCTCAGGTAAGTGAAGATACTAGGACACGTTTACAATACGTTCCTTTTGGAGTATTTGGACATGATGATTTCTTTAATATGTTATCATTAGCATTTACCACATCTACTACATCAGCAGCATGTATTGAGGGTATTTCTGATTTAATATATGGAAAAGGTCTTTATTCTAAAAATGTAGAAATTAATAATACAGTTCAGAAAATGATACCACAAGAGGAAATTAAGAGAGTATCGTTTGATTTGAAACTATATGGTAACGCGGCATTACAAGTATGTTGGGATGATGCACATGAAAACATTGTAAAGATGTATCATGTACCTGTTCAGTATTTAAGAGCAGAAAAGTTAGGTGTTAATCCTAAAATAGAAAACTATTACTATTGTACTGATTGGAATGACCAAAGAGCACAAAGAAATAAAACTAAAATAGCAGCATTTGGAACATCTATTCAAAAAATGGAAATACTTTATTTTAAGAATTATTCTCCAAACTTATATTATTATTCACTACCTGATTGGGTTTCAGCATTACAATTTAGTTATGTAGAAGCAGAATTAAGTAACCTACACTTAAATAACATTGAGAATGGTTTCTTACCGGCAGTAATGATTAACTTTAATAATGGTATTCCAGCTCCTGAAGAAAGACAAACTATTGAAGATTTAGTAACTAATAAGTTTACAGGCACTAAAAACGCAGGTAGGTTTATGTTATCATTCAACGATGACCCTACAACTAAACCTACATTAGATATAATCAATATTGAAAACTTACATGAGAAATATGAATATGTTGCAACTTACGCACAGGATAGAATCCTTGTAGCACATAGAGTAACATCACCACTTCTTTTCGGTATCAGAACTGAGAATAATGGTTTTAGTTCTCAAAGTGAAGAAATGATTACAGCATTCTCTATCTTACAAACAATGACAATCTCTCCATTCCAAAACTTAATCTTAAATACATTAGATATGGCGTTAAGAGAAGTAGGAATAACAGATGCAGAATTATACTTTGACCAATTAACTCCATTAGCTATCCTTTCTCAACAAGCAGAGGATACTGATAAAACAATTGCAGAAGTAGCAGATACAACAAATAAAGAGTTGGAAAATCCAGCAACAACAGACCAAAGTGGTGACCAATCTACAACAGATATAAACACACCAACTAAAACACCTAATAAAGTAGGTAACGGACCTGGTGAAGGAACAAACATTATAAATGCAAGTAGTGCATTTTTCAAACAAGAATACGAAATAACCAAACAATAATAACTATGGCTACACCATTATTTATAAGCAGAAACGATATAATTAAAACTTCACCATTGCAAGGAGCTTTAGATGCAGATGCACTATTACCTTTTATTGCAACAGCACAAGTTAAATACTTGAAAAATCTTTTAGGAACAGTTCTATATGATTATTTAGGAGCACAAATATTAGCGGGTACAGTTAGTTCATTATCGGCATATTATCAAGACCTTTTAGATGACCACATTAAACCTACATTAGTATGGTATGCATGTGTAGAATATATACCTTTTAGTAGTATTCAATTCAAATCTAATGGTGCAGTTAAACAAAATTCAGAGCAGGGTGTATCACCTTCTAAGATAGATGTAGATTTCTTATTACAAAAATCACAAGAGAATGGTGATTACTACGCATTAAGATTACAAAACTATTTGATTTCATATTCTAATCAAATACCGCAATACTTACAATCAGTAGGAAATCAAACTCAAATCTATCCTGACCAAACTAACCAGTATTTTTCAGGCGTGCAACTTTAGACCATCTAATTTGAGAAGCTTTACTAGCCCAACTTCTTAAATGTTCTAAATTGATATTAGGTTTACGATTTAATGTAGAATAAGCATGTTTATGATTTTCAGAATGTGTCATCCATTCTAAATTATCTAAATTATTATTTTGCTTATTGCCATCCTTATGATTTATAGTTCGTTTATTTTCAGGATTAGCAATAAAACATTCTGCTAATATTCTGTGTAGATATAATGGAATTTTATTTAATGTAATTGAAATATAGCCAGTTTTACCTATTTGTGATTTCATAAACTTATTTCGCTGTTTACTCCAAACTCTACCATCTTCGTATACAATGTAATTGTCTTTATATTCTTTCATAAATTATAATTTAATTATCCTATGTTAAAGATAAGAAAACATAACCTAATTACCAAATTTTATGAGCTATTTACAAAATAACGCAGGAACTAATTATAGTCTTTATTATACTATTTTAGATTATTTCAAAACTATTATGATTAATCATCCTTCTGTTGATAGTGTATCACAAGGGGATATACCACAAATAGATGACAAATCATTTACAATGTATCCAATCGGTAATGTAAATATATTGAGTGCTAATTTTGGACCTAAAACAACTGAATATCAAATACAATTAATAATAGCTGATAAGATTAAGAATAAGAATAACGAATCAGACCCTATAACAAATGAAATGACAGTTCCATTTTTTAGTTATGATGATACAGTAGATATTCACGCTAACACATTAGGTATAGTAAATGATTTAGTTTCATTCACTCAATATTCATTAGAAAGTTTTTCAATTGATGGTGAAATAACCAATGAGCCATTTGCAGAAAGATTTAATAATGGATTAGCAGGTTGGGTTTCTACATTTACACTTACCACACACAACGATAGACCGAGATGTTTATATAATTTATACCCATCTGGCTCTTATTAAACCCTATGGCGACTAATATATTTTATAAAAAAGAATTGGATAAAATTGCTAAGAAACTTAAAACCTTAGCAGTAGCTCTTGCACCATATAAGACAGGTAATCTAAAGGATAAATTAAATTCATATAATACTTTAGATAAAATGGTTGTTGATAGAGGTGGTGGTAGAGCAGGTATAGAATTTGAAACAGGTCCTCCAGGTGCAGTATACGGCCGTTTTTGGAATCCACCCTCAACCTCTAAATCTAAAACTAAAAATAGACCTGAGTTTGGGTTTGCAGATAAAGCATTAGGTGGAGTAGATTCAGAAATAGATGCATATGTAAAAGAAGTAGAAGCATTAATTATTCTACAAATACAGGCAGAACTTAAGGACATCTAGCACCACTACCTTTTCTAAAAAGTGGGGTTAAATATAAAAACGATTTAGATGTCATATTCTTATATACAAACGCCGGCGACAATGTCTTTGGGACAATCCCCAACAATATTTTCAGTATCATCTTCAACCCTAATAGGACAAATTGATTTCCAATACATAGGAACTCTAACCATATATTCAGGTTCTCTATTTAACTCAGCAAGTGGTGATACATGGCAATTAGCTAAATACCCATCAACAAATGGATATACCGGTATCTTTGATGTAAGTAGAATATTAAACTCTACTCAAACCGAATTAACACAAACTAATGTATCACCTGTAAAATATTTTACATTTGAAAGTTATTATAGATATCTAAGCGGTAGTGTGTATGTTACCGGTTCTCATATCACATCATCGGTATTCAAATCAGTTGATGGATATCAATTATTTCCTGAACCTATTGGTGAGCAAGTATACACTTTAACTCCACATTGGCCTTTAATGACAGATGGACCTACAACACAATCAGTATTTATTGATAATGTTGGTAGTGCATCGGTTTATGTTGGAAATGTAGGAACTAGTTTACCAACAGGAGTATATTATAGCGGTAGTAATGGTAGTAATGGTTTTGTTGCATTAACATTAGCGAATGGAGATAGTGATAATGAAATACAATCTTACCCACAAGCACCTGCAGAAACAGGATTTCCTCTTTCAACTATTGGATTAGACTCGTATACAATACAAGCATATAGTGGTGTAACACCATTAGGAACGAAATTGCGATACAATGTTACTTGTCCACAAAAGTATCCAAACATAAGAATAAAGTGGAAAAATAGGTATGGCGCGTTTGATTATCTTAACTTTGATATGATTAATAGAAAATCAATTACATCAACTAAGAGAACTTATCAGCCACAATTAGGAAGTTGGCAGGGTGCAACATTGGCATACAACGAATATGATTCACAAACCTTAAATTATATTGTAGATAGTAATCAAACTATTAAATGTAATACCAATTGGTTAGACGAGGAATATAATGAAATCCTAAAGCAATTATTAGTAAGTAGTGAAATTTATTGGTGTCAAGAAAATACACAAGAAGTAAAACCATTAACTATTACCTCAACAAATATACAATTTAAGACTGGTGTAAATGACCACTTAATACAATATACATTTGATTTCGCATTCGGCCAGGGATATAAGATGATTATTTAATTTGGTAATACGAACAAAAAATCGTATCTTAAAAAGAAAAGTATGAAAAAACATTTTGTATATGAGTTGGTTAATTTATTGGGAACAATTGAATATGTAGGTGAAACTAATAATCCTAAAGGAAGATTTAGTCACCATATATGTAAAGTTGGTAAATTTGCAAAAAGACAAGATATAATAATGAATATTGTTAAAGAATTTAATACTGAAAGAGAAGCTTGGGATTTCCAATGTGAATTACAAAATGAATACGGATTAAAAACTGATAAAGAAATAATGAGTGAAGCAATGAAACATGTTGGATTTAAGAAAGGTGTGCAATCATTAGGTGGTAAATCAGGCTTTAATTCTCAAAATATAGAACTTAAATGTCCTCATTGTAACAATATAGGAATTGGCAGAATAATGTATAGATGGCATTTTGATAATTGCAAAAGGAGAACTATCTAATATGGGAGTTACATCACAACAAGGTTTTAAGTACAAATTAGTAGCATATCCTGACGATAATTTAGCTAATAGTATTATATTAGACCTATTCAAAGATGAGGAAATTAAATTAAGTAATAATATCACAGGTCTTTTTGATTTGGGTTTATTACCTTCTGATTTTACACGCACTATTACCCTACCTGGTTCTAAAAAGAACAATAATTTCTTTGAATTTGTTTATGATATATCGGTTGAAGACCCATATACATTTGCAACCAATCAAAAAGTTCCGTGTTATTTAGATTTTGACGGAATATATTTATCTAACGGCTATATACAATTAAATAAAGTAAATGTTTATCAAAATAAATTTATTGATTCATATGAAGTAACAATTTATGGTGGATTAGCAAGTTTTGGTAGAGATTTGAAAACATACTTTCTTAGTGATTTAACTTCATTAACAGAATTTAACCATACCGCATCTTTATCAAATATAACAAGTAGTTGGGAAGGTAACTTATTTTCAGGCTCAATTGTATATCCTATGGCTGATTATGGTCAAAGATTAAGATATACTCCTACGGATACAAATAGTGGAATAGATAGTTTAACAGGTGCAATGTGTGTGCAAGATTTCAAACCTGCAATTAGAGTAAAAGAAGTATGGGATGCAATATTTACAGAATTTGGATACACTTACACTTCTGATTTTTTTAATGAAAGTTGGTGGGATGATGTATATATGATTTGTAATAAAACATTACGTTACCCAATATTTAATTCAGCATCTAATGGAACTTCATCAGTTGATTTAGAAACATATGGTAATTTTACGTTTGGACCAGTAAGTGGAAGTAATGCTATATCTCAATCAATGAATCCAGGTGGAACATATCCTTTAAATTGGTATAATATTACAAGAAATCCATCAGGAATATTAAGTTCTTCTTTAGAATTTGATTTAGATATGAATAGTAATTTAAGGGGTGAAATAAATCTTAATTTTGAAATAGCACCATCAGGTAGTTTTGTTATTGGTTATGGGTATGGTGTTCCAAAATTTAATTTAATAATACAAGGATATATATCATCAGCTTGGACAACTATAAGTACTATACCATTAACTAATATTAATAATAGAATGGCGCAAGTGAATACATATAATTCTGGCTCAACTAAAACAGAACGATTTGATTTAGTACAAGAATGGAATCAAGTATGGGATGGTGGTATTTTTATTAATGGTTGTCCAAAAAATACACAATTAAGATTTGCATTACAAGTTGATACATTAGATTTTGGTATTGATAATTTTACACTAAGAATGGATCCAGGTGGTCCAAAATCATTTCTATCGGTTAATAAAGTAAATCAAGCGGGAGAAGGATTAATAATGAATATACCATCTAATATGCCTATTGGTAGTAGTGGTCAAAATAGTGGTCAGACTAATGGTGTATTATTAATTGATTTTATTACTGCAATACAAAAGAAATTTAATTTAGTAATATATCCAAATAAAGAAAAACTTTGGGATTTTATTGTAGAGCCATTTAATACTTGGTATAAAGATGGTAGTATAAAAGATTTTAATAGATACATTAATCTAAATGATAAAATAGAAGCAACACCCGCAAATAACTTAGCAGTAAATAAATTAAACTTTGGTGATACCTTAGATACAGATTATATATCTCAACAATTTGCTAAAGCAGCAAATAGAGAATATGGTAAATCATATTATGTAGATTTTGAAAATTATTTTTCACAAGGTGAATATACAGTTAAATCTAGCTTTGCTAGTTCTCCATTAATTTATTTAGATGGAACTGGTTTAAGTGGAAGCCAAGTAGTTGTAAATTGTCCTACATGTAATAGTGTTACGGCATCAAATTGTTATCAAATAAATTATGGTGGAGAAGGACCAGTAAGTTCTTCGGTTGCATATTATACAAATTGTGATGGGTCAGCATCAGCACAATGGATGGGTGGTACAATTATTAATGCATGGATTTGTTCACGTGTTAACCCAACATTAGATGGTAGTAATATAAGTTGGACATTATTACAACCATGTGTAACAGCATCAGCAGCAGTAACAAGTTCTATTAATAAAATGTATATACCAACTTTTATTAGTAGTATTACTTACGCACCAACTACTACACTACCACATATATATTTTTACAATGGATTATTAGATTCTCAACCTTGGAATATTGAATCACAAAAAACATCAGCTATAGCTGCTACTGAATTTAATTCATTTCCATATTTTGATAATTATAATACATTTGTATCAAATTCAGCTCCAACTGAAAATAATTTATCTTTACTTTTTAATAATGAGCAATCTGTATATGGAACAACACCAACTGAAAGTTTATACTCAGAATATTGGTCAACATATGTAGATTTACTTTACAATCCGAGAACAAGATTATTTGATTGTAGTGCAATTATTCCCCTAGCAGATTATTTTAAGTTAAACCTTAATGATATAGTAGAGTGGAGAGGTAACTATTACCATTTAAGAGCAATCAATGATTACAATTTATCTAATGGTGAATGTAAATTACAATTATTAGGACCGGTTATTAGAGATGTAATTGCAAATGTATTACCTGAATTTAGTTGTGATTTTAATTTTGATATTGGAACATATACACCAGCAGAAAGTGCATCATTTATAGTAGCACAATGTTTTGGAGCATCACAATTACAGGTATCATTTACATCATCTCTTAGTATGAGTATTGGTGAATCGTTTACATTCCCTGCAGAATACGCATTAGATGATTGTTGGTATGTATCCTCATCATTTAGTGGAGCATTAGATTTAAGTAATGTAAGTGTATCTCAATCATTTGTAGATTGTAGTGCATGTTCAGCATCATTACATCCAGAACCACCTCCACCACCTCCAGTATGTGAAGCAACACAATGGAAAATTGATAATAGTGCAAGTGGATTAGGTAGTTTTTATGGTGGATTAGATTGTGATGATAATAATGTAGGAGGGTATGTAGATGCATATAATATTGGATTTACAGTTTGTATAAAAGACGGAACATTAACAACTACTGGATTTCCAGTAGTAACAGTAGATGCAATTTGTTAAAGTAAAAAATTATGAGTATATATAAAACGATAACACTAACTGAAAAAGGAGCTAAAGCAGGACCAGCATATGATATATATTGGACTGCTGATGGTGTTATTTTTACATTTTTAGAAAGTGTAGTATTAAATAGTGTTGGGGCATCAGTAATTATAACTTTACCTGATAATGCAATTGCCGTAAAACTAACAAGTATAGGGGATTGTACAAATTCAGTAACTATTGCTATACCTAATGTAACATTAGGTGATTTTGATATTGATTTTGACCAATTAGATTTCAATTAAAGGGTGTTAAAAAGCAAAGATTATGATAAAAAATATAATTGATTTATTAGCAATGGATGAACATTACAACATTTCAGAGCGGGTAGAAATTGCTAAAGGTAAATATGAATATATAAATACTTGGAAAAGTGCTTGGATAAAAATTAAAAGACATTTGAAACATGGCAGATAAGAAAATAAAAATAGAAGTTGATTTAGATGCAGAACCATCCATTGCGCAGTTAAAGAAATTAAAATTAGCATTAAAAGAAACTACTGCTGGTAGTGATGATTGGAACAAATATAAAAATGCTATCAATGATACTGAGGATGCATTAAAATCTGCCGGTAAAGGTGCAGATAACTTTGCTGAAATCATAGGAACATTACCAGGACCATTAGGTGACTTAGGTAATAAATTAGGTAGTACAGTTAATACATTAAAAATATTTGGTGGTATTAAATTAGATGCATTAAAAAATTCATTTACAGAATTAGGTAAGGATATTGGACAAGCAGGTAGTAGTATACTAAAAATTACAGGTATACAAAAACTATATACTATTACAACAGTTGCAATGTCTAAAGCATTACGATTTGTTGGTATAGAAGCAACTGCTGCATCCTTTGGTGTAAAAGCATTTAGTGCAGCATTGGTTGCAACTGGTATTGGTGCTATTGTAGTTGGATTAGGATTATTAATTAGTGCATTTATGAATGCAGGCGATGAGGCAGATGTTACAGCAAATAAGGTAGCAAAATTAAATAAAGAGTTTGATAAATTAAGAACTGATGCTAAATTAAATGCTAACGAAACAATTGCTAGATTAAACGCAGAAGGTGCAACTCAAGAAACAATTGCCGCAGCTAAAAAGAAAATAATACAAGATGAATTAAATTTAGCTAGAAATGCATTTGACCAATATCAAACTCAAATGACAGCGGCTGAAATAATGGATGAAAAAGGGAGTGAAGGGTATAAAAAAGCATTAGAGGGAAGGAAACAGGCAGAAAAAGATATTAAGCAACTAAAATCTGATTTAAGAATAGCAGATTACAATGAGCAAGAAAGATTAAGAAAAGAATCTGAAAAAGAAATTAAACCAGCTAAAGAAGACCCAGCGGTTAAAGCAAAAGAAGAAGCACTTAAATTAATTGCTAAAAATGAAAAAGAGGCAGCACTTTCTTTATTAGATGATAGAGAGCAAGCAAAGAGAAAAATTGTAAATGATTATAATGCACAAATTAAATTGGCAGCTGATAATGGTAAGGAAACATTTATATTAGAGGAAGCTAAATTAAAAGCATTACGTGAATTAAAAGATAAATACCAAAAAGAGGATGATGAAAAAGCTGAGGAAATAAAAGCCAAAGAAAGAGAAGCAGCATTTGAAACATTACAAAATCAAATTGATGATTTAACTGCTCAAAACGATTTGATAGATGATGATTTTGCACAAGATTTAGAAAGATTAGAGAATAAGCGTATATTATTAGATGAACAAAAAACAATTGAACTTTCAAACTTAAAATTAACAGAAGCAGAAAGAATAAAGATAATTGCTAAATACGCTAAGCAAGAACAAGATATTGATAAATCAGTTACAGCAACAAAGAAAGCTGAAAAAGAAGCAAAACTACAATTACAATCACAATATGCAGATGCTATTGGAAGATTTGGTTCTATTTTACAACAAGCAGCAGGTGAAAATAAAAAGTTAGCAATCGCAGGATTATTAATTGAACAAGGAGCAGGTATTGCTAAAATTATTATTAACTCACAAGCAGCAGCATCAAAGGCTGGATATTTATCACCAAAGGGTATTTTAGAATTAATTTCAGGTGGGTTAGGTGTTGCCGCTGCAGTAATTGCAACTAAAAAAGGTATAGACCAAATCAATAAAGTAAATATACCAGGTGGTGGAAGTGGTGGTGGAGGTGATAGTAGCGCACAAGCACCATTACCGGCATATAATAGTGGAATGGCAATGAACACACCACAGATTAATACAACCGGTGGAGCAAATCCAGCAACACAAATCTCTCAAACAATACAAAATGCACAATCAGTTCCTATAAAAGCATATGTAGTAAGTGGTGAAATTGCTTCTCAACAACAATTAGATAGAAGGGCTAATAGAGGTGCAACATTCAACTTAGGATAGGAAATTTACAATAACCAATGTTAAAGATATACTATGGATAATCAACAATATGAAACTTACGAATTAATTCTTAAAGATGATGAGGATGAAGTATTTGCTTTATCTCTTGTCAATTCACCAGCAATCCAAAGTAATTTTGTATACTTTTCTGAGGATGGTATAAAAGAAGTAATTAAATTTGCAACAACAGATGAGGACCAAAGAACAATAGTAGGTCCAATTCTAATTCCTGATATGAAAATATTAAGAATGAAAGAGGATGGTAAAACTCCTTACTATGTAACATTTAGTAAAGATACAGTCCGCAAGATAGCTCAGAAATATATTAGAGATAATAATGCAAACAATATTACATTAGAGCATGAAAAAAATGTAATGGGTGTATCATTAGTAGAAAGTTGGGTATCGGAAAGTTCTAAGTATGATAAGAGTAAAGCATATGGTTTGACAATAAAGCCAGGAACGTGGATGGGTGTATTCAAAGTAGATAATGGAGAAGTTTGGAATAGGGTTAAAAGTGGTGAATATAAAGGAATAAGTTTAGAAGGTCTTTTCTCACACGAATTAATTAAAGCAAGTTTATTAGATTTAGATTTATTTGAAAAAGATATAACTGATTTAAGTGATATAGAAGCTGAAATAGTATTAAGTAGAATGAGAGCAATAATCAAAAAAGATAATAGATACGGAAGGGGTGAAAGAATTGAAATGGAATCTTATTCTGATTATGGTAGTGGTGTAAGAGGAAACGCTAAAAGAGGCAGAGAGTTAAACGAAAAAAATGGTAATAAATGTGCAACACAGGTTGGTAAAGTAAGAAGTGCTCAATTAGAAGCAGGAGAACCAATATCAGTTGAAACGCTAAAGAGAATGTACTCATACCTAAGTAGAGCAGAAGCATACTATGATGAAACAGATATGAATGCTTGCGGGACAATTAGCTTCTTACTTTGGGGCGGTAAAGCAGGATTATCATATAGTAGAAATAAATTAAAAGAATTAGGATTGATTGAAGCAGAAGCACAACCATCAATACCAAACTCAACATATCCTGGCCAAAGAGCAAAAAAGATTATAGCACCAGCATTAATTGCACAAACTAAATAATATGCTAGGTAATCAAAAAATATTACACAAACTTAAAGGATATCGTTTAGCACAATGTCCTACGGCAACGCAGGATATACCAACTAATCTTAAAAATAGGCAGAGGTGTATTGACGAGGCAAATTATGGTCCTCTTAATCCAAACGAACCTAACGAAGATTATTGGATTGCAAAAGCAAAAGTATTCGGTGGTGAAGATATAGAAAGTGCAAAGAAAGCCCTATGTGGTAATTGTTCATTCTTTGTTCAAACTAAAGCAATGTTAGAATGTATTGCAGAAGGTATAGGTGGTGAAATAAAAGATGAGTGGGATACAATTGATGCAGGTAATGTAGGATATTGTGAAGCATTTGATTTTAAATGTGCAGCAAATAGAACGTGTGATGCATGGGTGGTTGGAGGTCCTATCGTTGACTAGTAATTTAATACATAATAAATTAGCTCAATACTTTGCAAAA